CCAGAAACACCGTGCGCCGCCCCAGATCAACTTGCCCTGGAGTCAGCGTGTAGATTTCAGCCATGCGCATGGCCGTTTCCAGTGCGACCTCGAACAAGGCTTGCAGGTGCGTCTTGTGTTCGAGCTTGAGCGCACGCTCCCTGCCCTGCGGTTTGGCGCCTTGCAGAATGTGACGAATCGCCGCCTCCTCGCCGTCTTCGATCCTGCGGTCGCGCTCGGTGTCTTGCGGCACCTGAACGTCCAGTGCCACCAGCTTTTGCCGATCCGTCTCGTTGTAGGTGCCGTAGCCTTTTGGCAACAGGCGCAGCGGGTTGCGAATCAGCGTGGACTTGCCGGTGCGCATCAACCAGTCCAGGCAACGGGCCAGGGCGCCGACGTGTTTTCGGATGGTCGATGGCGCCAGGTGGTGCGTGTGCTTCATCGAGCCGACCCAGCGTTCGACCCAGTTGTAGTCCACGTCCTTGAGTTGGGTGGCGCCGATGCGCACGTAGCTGACCATCAAATTGGAATGGTCGCCGCCCTTCACGTTGACCGCGATCAGGTAGCCTTTGATGGCTTGCGCGATCGTGGTGATCCGCTCCTCGGTGGTTTCAACTTCTTCAGGGATGATGCCGGCGCGAAGCTGCTTGCGGGCCTTTTGCTCCCACTCGTGCGCTTCATCGTAGGTGGGGAAATTTCGGGTGATCGTGCCGCTGGCGCGGTACTTCAGCAGCATCTTGTGCTTGGCGCGACCTTCCCAGTATTTACCTTTGGGAACTGGCATAGACGGACTTTGGTGATAAACACCGGATAGTAACAGCTATCCGAAGCACCGATTTGCACAGACTTTAGGCAATTTCAGCCGACTCTGTTTTTGCTAAGTCGTTGATTTTATTGAAACAGGGTGGTCGAATGGTAGGGTTGTGGGACTTTTGCAAAGCGTTGCAGTCTGATATAAATCAAGACCTTACGCCTGGTGCTATCTGTCTGCTATCCGAACCCCCTGGAGGCGCGGGGCGGAGTCGAACCGCCCTGCAAGGATTTGCAATCCTCTGCCTAACCGATCGGCCACCGCGCCAGGGCCGGCGAGTATATCAGGCTGGTGACAGCGCTTCGACCGCCTGGCGACCGATTGTTTCCAGGACTTCCTCGATGTTGCGCTCATCGAACGTGTGCAGCCACAGGTCGCACGCGGTTCCCATGTCCTCACCCCACCAGCACTCGTCCTTGAGCATCACACCCAGGCGCTTGGCGTAGATGTCGCCAACCTTGTCAAGACTGTCTTGGAGGTGGGCGAGCTTGAGGTCGCCGATCATGCGCTGAATGAAGCGCTTGGCGATCACGTCGCCTGGATTGTCGATGAACACCGAGAACAGGCGCCAGTCGTGGTTCTGGCAGTACGCCTTGACCTGCTTCCAGCCTTCAGGTTCAACGATCACAACGATCGGCTTGCCCTTTGCGGCAACCCGCATGATTTCGTAGGCGCTCACCCCGTAGTAGTTGCCATTGAAGTCGACCGTCTCCACAAAGTACCCCGTCGCCTCGAGCCGCTTGAACTCGCTCTTGCTGATGAAGTGGTAGGACTGGCCATCCACCTCGCCAGCGCGGGGCGGACGTGTGGTGGTGGAGATCACCGCTTCGAAGCCAGCCTCCTTGAGTTTTGCTTCGAGCGTGGATTTGCCGGCGCAGGAAGGGCCGGTCAAGCTGACAATGAAGGGGTTCATGGGTTCTCCTTATTGGGTTTTACGTATCGGTGTGCCGAGGTGTTGATGCGAACGGCGTCATCCGGCAGGTGGACGATGCTGGTTTGGGAGCCGAGGTAGGTGGAGAGCACCCAGCCGTCTTCTTGCGCGAAGAGATCGTCGGGGTCTTGCTCCATCAGGTAGGCGAGCTTTTGCCGGTCAAATGAGGACACGCCATACTTTTTGAGGTAGTCGGCGGTCAGCACGTAAGTGAGCGACTTGCTTTCCTTGACGAGTCCTACCGTGTCCAGGCGGTTCACCTTCATGCTGCACTCGACCTCGGACAGCCCCGTCAGCGCTAACGCAAACGTGGCCAGCGGAACATCAAGTTCCAAGAACTGAGTTCGGCTGCCGCCATCTCGCACCACCATCCTGATAAATGGCTCGTCAGAGAGGCCGCTGCTGCTTGGCCGGCTGATGGTCAAGTTAGCTTTGAGCATTCGGGGCCTCTTTCGGTTTGAGCTTTTGCGTGACCACTTCGAGGACGGCCACCATGTCAAAGATCGGCACCTCCTCGTTGTGACGGTTCATCACGCGCACGATGCCGCCCAACCCAGAGGGCTGGACGGTGTGCGTCCAGGGGAATGTCCCCTGGATGGCTTTGAATTGTTCCTCAGTCATGACTTATCGTCACGGAAACGCTTGAAGCGCGGGTGGCGCAGCGAACCGTCAGGGGTGATCTCGTGGAACTCGACCTCGATGACGCGTCCAATCAATGCTTCGCGGTCTTCCCAGAAGCTCTGACGTTGGCTGTCGCTCAGACCGCTTCCCACGTTCACACGCACCGCAGCCGGATGGTCGTGGTTCGCACCGTGCGCACCGTTCTCGTGGCACTTCTTGTCGAAGGCAACGATGATCGCGCCGAGCATGCCCTCGTACTTGCCAGTGCCCTCTTCGTAGCCGACGATCGGTACATCGGTCGATTCTTCAGCCTTGATCTTCATCCAGGCATGGTTGCGACGACGATGGTAGAAAGCCTTCGGCTCCTTGATGATGAGGCCCTCCAAGCCACGCGCACGCACGCTTTCGTACAGCGCATGAATCTCAGCCTCACTGGACACGAGGTAGCGCGGCAAAAGCTGCACGGGGCCTTCAGCCTTGTGCCCCACCATGTCTTCGAGTTGCTGGCGGCGCTCGGTGTAGTTCTTGCTGCTTGGCACCTTGTCGTCTTCTTTGAAGAGCGACTGAGGCAGCATGTCAAACACATTGAAGATGGCATCGGTTGCCTGAGCATCCTTCTTGCGCACTTCCGAGACGGTTTTATTGAACGATCCTGAGACGATCTCGCCATCGAGCACGACTTCCCCAACCTCGTCGGCGCCGTGCTTGTCGTAGAGTTCATCCATCACGCCCGTATCGGTCGCCTCGCCGTCCGGCAAGCCCAGACTGTCGTACTCGTCATGCGCCTTTTCACGCAGTGCGTCACGATAGTTGCTCACCGTATCCAGAATTGGCTGCTTCAGGTGGTCGAATGTCAGAAACTCTTTGCCTGAACGGGAGAAGAACCCAACCTTCCAGTTGAACAGATCAACGAACGCCAGCACGCGCACACCGTCCAGCTTTGGTTCGGCCACTTGCGGCCAAGACTTGACGCGGGCTGGCTCAAACTTGTGCGCCAACATGCAGTCGAATGTGGGGATGCTGCGGGGAATGGCTTTATTGACCGTGGACTCGGAGAAACCGGCACGCAGGTCTTTGGAGATGATGCGCCAGAACAGTTCGCTGGAACCTTCAGTCAGGCGACCCAGCTCTTCCGAGACAGCGGTCTTGGCGGCATTGCCACTCAGTGCGCGAGTGCGCAACTGGTCAAGCACGTTCCAAGTGGAGTCGTCAAAGACAACCTTCTCGGAAGGCACCATGCCTGGTTGCTCGGGGCGTTTGGCCAGGCCGTAGGTCTTGAAGGGGTTCAGAGCCGCCTCGAGCACCTTGCAAAAGTCCGCGTCATGTCCGTTGGTACGGATGAGCGCTTCTTTTTCCGTCTTGCTCGAGGTCGCCGCGATCTCCTCAATCAGATTGAAGATGTGATCCGAGATCATTGTGCGGCGGTGCCGTTGTTGGCAAACTTCTCAGGGTTCATCCAGTCGGGCTGGTCGGCCTTTTCCGCATCGTTTTTTGTTTTTTCGGCGGCGATCTCAGAGTAGATTTTGGCCATGTAATTGCGCATGGTCACGAAACCCTCTTCGAGTTGCTTTTGCGCCTCCTCATGTGAGACGCCACCGTATACCGCTGCTGCGGCCATTGTGCCTGTCAGAGCTACCATCAGGGTCGTTGTCGTGACTTCGACGGGAATGCCTTGCTGACCCAAAGCGTGAACAGTCTTCTGAACTTGACCCATCGCGTCGTTCATTTGGTATTGTTGCAGGCGTTCTGCTTGTTGCTGATCCATGTGGTTCTCCTAGAGTTGATGATTAGTTGACTGCGGCGCCGGCAGCAGCTTCTTCAGCAGCAATGTCGGCAGACAGGTGATCGAAGACGTGATTGGCGTACTCTTCGAGCATCTGCACACCTTCCACGCACTGCCCGATGACCGAACCGCGTTCGAGTTTCATGGCTGCCGCAACGGTTGCCATGAAGTTCACATACGCGGTGGCCACGCCTGTTGCGATGGCGGGTGGTGCGATGCCAGCCACATTCAACGCGACAATCGTGTCGATGAAGGCGGTGGACGCTTTACGGATGTGCTCCATTTCAGCTTCGTTGGGGGTGCGTTTCTCGGCGGTGGGTTGAGTGGTCATGTTTAGGTTCCTGAAGGTTTGCCCATCTGCATACGCACCATATCGACGAGCGACGGTGCCTTTGCAACCGAAGGCGATGGGACAACAACCTTCGGTTCTTCTTTTGGTTCATCGGCTGGCAATGCAGTGATAGCGGCATTGATCGCAGCGGCGTAGCCGTCGATCTCTGGAGTCGGCATCGTCGTCAGATGATCTGCAACCTTTTTCGCCGCTGACACTTTGACGGGCGCCGTCTTGGATGCTTCAGCCTTCGTTGGTCGAAAGCTCGGCATCGTTTCGGCGAAGTGTCGATCCATTTCCTCGCGCAGCAGTGCGCGGTCAATGAAATACAAGGCGGTGCCGGCTGCACGCTCTTCAGCCCGCATCTTCAGCGCGACACATTCTTTGTTGCGAATGGCTTTGCCGCACTCGACGTAGCTGGTCAGATCGCCATCACGCTCAAAGGCGGCGATCTTGTTCAGACACACGCAGTAGCCAGGGTTGAACCCCACGGTGCGGCAGGCGAAGTTGTAGGTATTGACGCCACCCATTGACTGTTCGGGTGGATATGCGGGTTGTCGGGCTTTGACCGCTTGAAAGATTGCGTCGTTCATAGTTGCTCCTTAGTGATATGTCACTGCTGACTGCATTATACCGTGCAGCTATTGGGTTTCAAGTGAGAAACTGCGATGTCCTGCACACTGCCCTCACCACGTTCCCCAGCTCTCGCCGCGATCGGGTTCTGGCCCTGGTTCCTCGCTGACGATCTCGTTGAGTTCATCCACGACGAGCATGTCAGCCCCCAACCCGCGAATCTTGTCTACGTCCAACATGGCAGTCAGTTCGCTCAAGAACGGCGTGCTGCGGTAATGCGATTGAATGGCGCCAATCAGTTCCACCTCGGTGAAGCTGCGTGCGCGGGCGTGAAGACCGATTGTTGAGGGCGTTCGCTGATACCCGCGCCCCATCTTGGATTTGATGAGCTTTTCGGCGGCTGCGTTGCACGCACGCAGCGAACTATGGCTTTCGCACATCGTCTCGCCCAGCGTGCCGATCTTGCCCCAGCGCTTAACGAGCACGAAGCGCTTTTCATCGGGGTTCCAGAACTCGACGACCTCGTAAAATTTGGTGCCGCCCTCGTGTTCAAAATATCTCGGCTCAGTTGTAATTTTCTTCATTCGTTCTCCTGCGACATAGTGTCGATACGCAAATTGTAGAAAGCGATTCGCGGGTTCTCA